TATGGACCAGAAATGGCATTTCGTGAAAACGAAAAGTCAAGAGTATTTGTTAAAATAACAAAGACTAAAGTTTTAGCTTCGTTTGGTCAAATTATTGAAGTTTTATTTTCTCAAGGTAAGTTTCCATTAGGAGTTTCTCCTACATCAATACCAGAAGATATAGCAGAGAGAGCTAATCTAAAACCTAAACAACCAATGCAACCTGGTCAACAAGCACCACAAGATCCTTATGGATTTAATGGTGATGGAGCAGAAATACCACCAGGTGCTACCGTTAATGATTTAATGAAAAATTTAAATCAAGAATATGAAAATTTAGGTTTTGAAGAAGGTCCATCATACATAGGAGGACCACAAATAGAACCTGCTAAAATAGCTGCTGAAGCTATGGAAAAATTAATACATGATCAATTAGAAGAAAGTAAAGCTATTACAATTATGCGTCATGTATTTTTTGAAATGGCATTACTTGGTACAGGTATTTTAAAAGGTCCATTTACAGATTTAAAAGAATATAATTCATTTAGTACAGCTGAAGATGATACAGGTAATATTGCTAGTATTAATATTAAAAAATTAAAAACTATACCTAGTATAGAGGCTGTATCATGTTGGGATTTTTATCCAGATCCAAATGCAACAAGCATACATGATTGTGATTATGTAATACAAAGACACTCTTATAATAAACAACAGTTTGAAGGTTTAATGGAAAAACCAATGTTTAATTCAGAAGCTGTTAAAGAATGTTTAGAAATGGGTCCTAACTATCAAACAAGAGGATTTGAATCTTCATTGTATGATAGAGAAAATATTACAAGTATTTATAAAAATAGATTTGAAGTATTAGAATATTGGGGTATTATAGATAGAGAAACTGCAGATGAATGTGGTTTAGTATATGAATCAACTGGAGATAATATTTCAGTTAATGTTTGGATATGTGGTAATAAAGTTTTAAGAATGGTAGAAAATCCATTTACTCCAACAA